CACTGGGCTTGACACAAGTAATAGCAGTGCTATGAGGGATACCAAGACGGTCAGCCCACTCAGCGTTAGTAGAAATAGCCACATCCCTTAAATGCTCCAATGTTTCTGACAGACCCTCATTAGCCAATGTCATTAGCTTGTTGTCCATTATCCCCGTGAGTGACACACCGAGCAACCTTTCGGATGCGGTATTCGTTCCCCACACCTTTCGCAGATATGGAAAGTGGGTGTAGGTGGACTGTATAGTCCCAAGTATAGTTGCAACACGGACTTTTCTTGTAAGGTCTTCGATACTGTCGTTAGCACGGATGACAACTTCCGTAAGATTACAGAACTGATTCGGCCTAAGTATGATTTCTGAGCATGGATTTGTTCCGAACTCATAGCCAGACTCTCTACGGCCATTTTTTGCTGCCTGTCTAACTGACGCTTCTCTGTTGAATATTCCTCGTTCTCCACTACCACTCTCCATTAGTGCAGTCCACTCACGCATGAAGGACATACTGTCTGGTTTCTCTGTATAAGCTACAGAATTATTAGCTAAGGCACGATGGGTTGCATTTTCCCACCAAGCCCCTGACTTAGCATGACGCATACGATCATCTGATAGGTTGCTTAAAGAGATCATAGCAGACCGTCTAACGCCCCCTACAACGACAACTTCACCAATCTTACACATCAGGTCATGACACTCAAGGCTGGACAGTCTACGCCCCTGTGCGGCTTTGAATGTAGTAACAGCAAAGTTAAACAAATCAACCAAAGGAGCAGGACCACTAGCACGACCACCAAACGTCTTGAGTTTAGCACCAGCAGGTCTGACTTTAGACACATCCCACTTAGGAACCTCACCAGCCCATAGGAGTGCCAACACTTGTCTCAAACCCTTAGCCCATCCTTCCTTGCTGTCCTTGATGACGACAGTCGTTTCACTATCGAAAAGAGGCGGAACATCAGGGAGTTTAGTGATGAACTGACGCTCAACACTGAAACCAACCCCCGTCCCGCAAAGGAGGATGAACATCGCCTCGTCGAAAGACTTAGGGTCATCTACGGGTAAGTAGCTACAGTTATACATACAGGTGTTGTCCCTGTTTGCAGCAACACCAGCAGTCATAAGTGACCTCATACTAGGCATGACAGAAAGGCTAAGAATAGCTGCCTCAATCTCACTCATAACATCGGGGTCACTAGACAGGTGGGGAGACAAGATATTAGACACATAACGGTTAACAGTCTCCCCCCATGTTTCACGACGACCTAAACCCTCAAGCCAACGAGCGTAACGGCTAGTGGCGATAAAAGTTTGGTAGTCTGTTGGCAAATAATTGTTCATACTAAATCCTTCAAGTTAGGTTTTTTATAGTTGGGGCCTTTCATGACCTTGCCATCTTCGTTCTTAATAGGTTTACCATCTTCCCCTAGCTTAGACATATTGGACTCATGCACTCGTCTAAAGGCTTCGTCTAAGTCCCATCCGAATGTAACAGCATAACCATAAATCACATACAGTAGATCAGCCAACTCCTTGAGCCTTGCTTGGGGAGTTTCTTCGTCTACAGCCTCAAAGAACTCTTCTTGTATAAGAGAAAACCTGAAGTTTTCTAAGTCAGAACCTAGCTTATACTCCTTGTCCATAGGCTGTCCCATGTGATCTACAAACTGTGTTACCATTTCTTGTGGTGTTGCATCTGGGAATATGTGAAAATCGTTAAAGTCATCCTTTGCCATATCTAAGAAGGCATCTATGTCATCTTGCGTAATCATCCTAGTAATCCTCGTCTTCTAAGTATTCATCTAGGTCTATTAAACCTGTGTGGTGCAAGTGAAGGGCTACTTCATCCTCAGTCAAACCTGCGTCTAACATTAGTTGAAGTAGCCCAAAGTTTTCCACAACACCAAGCAACTCATGGTCATCATGGTACACAGACATCAGGTTTCGGGGTTCACATATTGGTTAACGTGGTAGTCAATTACATAGAGTTGATACGCCCGTTCAACACTGGACTGTTTCATCTCTTCAAACATCTTAGTAAATTCTTGTAGTGTACTCATTTCTTCCATCCTTTGATTAAGTCTATATAGTGATCTAGTTTAGTTATTACTAGCCACTCTTGTCGGTCTGCTCTGAAGAAAACTACTGGCTCATACTCACCACCCTGTTTGGCTTGGTCAACAAAGTCATAGATAGTTTTCAAGTTCTTCCTACGCTTTACCTCAGCGGAGATAGGGATAAGCTCTCTTGCCCTTGGGCTCAACTGTATGTCCTCTCCTTGTTGGCCCATAGCCGTTGACCTAACATCGTCAGGTTCTAGTTCTGGAAAGGCTTTTAGTATCTTATCCCTTATCTCCTGCTGACCTAAGCGGCCTTTGGCTTTCGATGATGCGGCGGTTCCCATATCTCCCCCTCCGTCCGTCTGAGCCATAGTAATCGGGCATTCTCTAATACCCTTTCTTCGTCACCATCGTACTTGTGTACTACGGTTTGATACAACTCCTTCTCGTTATTACAGTGAACTAGCATGTCCTCTGCTTTTACAGGACCAACTCTGTGAAGCCCTTTGATGTTGTCTGCTGCATCACCCATAAGTATTTGCTTATAGAACCAATGTAACCCATCAAAGTGATCCATCAGGGTAAAGGTCTTCTTATTAAGATTATAGTGAAGGCCCTTGATCTGTAGCATATCTTTATCAATAGTAGCTACACAGGCTTTGTAACCTGTCTTAGCAGCATCAATAGCTATTAGATCATCAGCTTCTTCACCCTCTGAGGTTACAGCACCCCACTCGTCAGTCAGATACTTACGAACTGACTGTAAGTAGTTAGGCTTGGGCTTGTCACTTCTGTTTCCTTTGTAGACCGCAGTCTTAGCAATATCGAAACGAAAGTTGCCCTTACCTGTGAGGTAAACAGAGTATTCGCCAGTCTCATTATAAAATGAACACTCTGCAAGAACCTCTTTCATAAAAGCATTAGCATACTCTAGTGCTTCTATTTCAGTACACTCACGCTTTACACCATCTACCTCTACTTTGTGTGCGGCGGCACGGTATGCCACTATGTCGCCATCCACGATAGTCTTTAAAACTGGGACCATGTTTCCTCTCCGCCCATAAACTTGGACCCTATAGCTAAGTCCCCGAACCCTGCAACCCTAGCCACGTTTTGACAATGGTCTAGGAAGTCCTCAATTGTCTCTACATTAGAGGATGAATAGGAAGCCTCACGTTTATCGTCAGGCCCCCATGCTTCTTGGCTAAGAGTGATAAGCTTCACTTAGAAGCCATCCTCTGTTACAGTGGACTGGTACTCCACCAAGTTAATCACACCGATCTTATCAATACGGTGTCCTGTACGATCACCTTCACCATAGACAGTGACCTTAACTTGCACCTTAGTACCGTTGCCTAGTTCCCCGTCAGAGAAAGACCAGTTAGAACCCTTAGTCAACTCGTCACCAGACCAGTTAACTACCTGCGGAGCACCCCCCAGTGTCTCTGCGATAGGGTTTACATTGTCACGCTTAAGACGAATGTACTGACCAATACCATAGCCATCACCTGACCGTGGGTCTTTAAGGCGTTGGTGTCCCCGAAACTCTTTTGCCACACCAGCATCCCAGTACATTTGCAGATCAGCTTCTGTCTCTGGGTAGAAGTTCATATTAAACTGACCTGTCGGGTGAAAGTCAGGATTGCTATCCATGTTCTCTTTGAAGACCCGTGCATACTCTACGAAGCCCTTCATCACGATAACTCTTGCTTTTGCCTTACTCATTTTACATTCCTTTATATGAGGTTTAGTGTATATAGGATCGAAAGCTCACCTTTCAACCCCCTTTAGTGAATTTCTGCATAATTTTTACCAAAAGAATAGTCGATACCTAGTGGTATGTTTAGGTTAACATCCTGATTGGCATATCTCATACAGTCTTTAAGGTCTTTAGCCAGTTCATCCCCCTTTGCTTGTGGTATTTCTGCAATTATCTCGTCATGGAACTGACCTAGTATGTTGACCCCATGACCTCTAACGTAACTAACCCAAGTGTCAAAGCAGTAAACACCTGTACTTTGGTTTAGTGTACTGAACCTGTCCTTATCACTACGCAACACATGCCAGAACTTTGACACAGGGTTTTGTATCCAAGACTTGCCAAACAACTCCCTAACCTTAGCTTGGTTAGCCACCTTCTGTACGGCCCAGTTACGAGCCCAAAAAGCTTCTAGTAGGGTAGCTGCTGCTGTTTGTGTAAGACCTGTCTCACGGGCCAGCTTAGGGGCTCCTACGCCATATGTAGCACTGTAGTTGACCACCTTGTAATTCTTACGCAACGCCTTGAGGCTAACTTCACCAGAGTTGTGCTTGTCAATATCCTCTTGTGTTACAGCACCAGCAAACTTAGCAAGGTCAAGGTGAGGGTCAAACCCTTCCTTAGACATTTCGTTAACGTAGTCAGGATCAAGTGGCTTCATGTAGTGACGCTTAGTAGTATCCTCTAAGCTTACCATATCAGCACCACACAAAGTCATACCTTCCCGTGCAATCAAGCAGCTACGAATGTCCTCGCCATAAGGCTTGTCCACTGAGGGCAAGTTAACCAAAGGACGGGAGTGCTTGAACCTAAACGTATTGGTCAGACCACTGATGGTAGCCTTTAAGAACCCGTCTTTCTCGCAGGAGATAAACGACTTGATGATACCAATACGATGCGACAACACAGTAAGACCGTCTAGTAGGGCTACACCTTCGTTGACGTCTATAAGACGCTTAACACTAGCACACAGTTCCCCATCCTTACGGATTTGTGGTATCTTCCTTTCTACCATGTTGACACCATCACCTTCCTTAACGAAGTTAAACGTACAAGGCTCCCAACCCATAGAGAACAGCCAGTCCTTCACCTGATCCGGTGAGTTAGGGTTAGCTGGATCAGTCTTCTGTAGCACCCGTAGGCTCTCTGTAGTCAACGGGTACTTAGCTTCGGCCAAAAGCTCAAACCATTTAGTAGCAGCAGCAGATGGTAGACCGTTCTTAAGGGTCATTCTTTCCAGTGCTGGCTTGTGCTTCATAACCCAGTGCTGCTTCTCTGGCATAACTTGTATCAACTGGTTGACCTTAACTGCCTTAGCTGCTTCCCATTCAACTAACAGGGCGTTAGCTTTAGCTGTATCGAGACGCCAACCATTGTCAGCTTGCTCTCTAGCAGTACTCATTTTGGTTGTCAGATAGTCTAAGAACCTAAACTTATCGGGTGAAATCGGATATAATCGGTCAAGCTTCTTGTCTTGTATCGACCACAGACGAGAGTTGATCTTTACATCTTCCTGACAACGGTGAGCATACTCGTCCTGCGACAAGTTGTCCCAGTCATCTACTACAGGCTTAGGCACCCCGAAGTCCTCACCATAAGATGCAAGACCATGACTGGCCCTCTCTGGCGAAAGATACCAACTGACGCTTAAAGTGTCGATCAACTTAGCTTTAATAGTAATGCCTAAGACCTTCTCGATTGCAGGAACATCAAAGCCAACAATGAAGTGGCCGATCAGGGTGTCTTGACTTAAGAAGAACTCACGCATTTCATCATAGTCAAACATAGACACAGGCTCTACCATGTCAGGTGTCTTGTAGCTTACAACGTGTATCTTGGTTAACTTGTCCAAGAACCCATCAGTTTCAATGTCGAATATAGTCATACTTTTTTCCCCTTACGTCGTCCAACAGTGTCAAAAGCTGTACTACCCATACGCCACTGAGCTACATTTAAGTAGTCTAAGAACATGGGGTCTAGGCCTTTTTTTAAGACAGCCTCATAACTATCCCCTGCATGACCTATCGTCATATTACAACTCTGACAGATAAACCCCCTAAACATTGAAGTCTTGTGGTCATGGTCAACCTGTAGTGGCTCACTTGTACTCCCACAACACTCACACCGATCAGGCTTTAAACTGGCAAAACCTTTTTTTAACAGGCGTACTAACCTAGTCTTAGCTATATGACAACTTTTACAACTTAAGTGAAGATTATCTGCTGCTTTCGGGTCAGCATAGTACTCACTCAGAGGCTTACTCTCTCCGCATTTATTACAAGTCTTGTTCATATCAATCTCCTATGTATTGTCTGCACTAACTCTATAGCTTGGCAGTACTCTTCTACTGTAATATCTATCCATTCACCACTTGTGTCACCGTAGGCGCCTAGCAATGTCCAAGCAGCAGGGTCATACTTATCGTCACACCCAAGCCTAACAATAATGTCTTGTGGCCCTTTCTCCTTTGGGACTATTACTGTGTAAACCTCGTTAAAGTTATAGTACTCTTCTGTATTATCCATAGTCCAACTCCTGTAGTGTAAACGTATCCATGTTAAACCGAAGAGAACCAGCGTAACCCTCTTCACTACATGGGCGATTTTTCTCAACCTTCAAGGTCGTTGTGTTTCTTTCCTGCTCGTCTTCTGCTTCTCTGTCACGACTCAAGTCTATAATAACCGAAGCCCTTTGTCCAATCATTTTACAATACTTAGGATCACCGTCATCATTAGTGTGTGCGATAGTGATGATACCTACGTTAAGCTCTGCTGCTAACTTAGACAATCGTACAGACAAGTCCGACAACAACTCTTCCTTAGAACTCTCGGATCGACCTGACACTACATCTTGGATAGGTTCAAAGAATACATAACGAACACCGCAAGCCTCACGGAAGTATCTGATCTGCTCACACAACTCTTCAGTACCTTGACCGTCACCTAAGAAGAACTGATAGATACACTCGTTGGCAGCTATCTGTCGAATGGCCTCTTCCACTTGCTCAGTGGCACCACCAGCGTCGATCAGGTCTCTTCGGGTCACGTTCATGCCCAACTTGTAACTAACGAGCCCTAAGAGGCTCCTAAGCTTTGTCTCTTCCAAGTGCCAACTGGCAAAGGGTACATCACGTTGGATCAGGTTGTACTCTAAGTAACGCATTACTTCTGTCTTGCCGATACCAGTGGGTGCCTTAATGACGGTAAAGTGACCTTGCATGAGTCCCATGATTTTGTCGTCAAGGGATTGGATACCTGTAGGCACAAACTGATGGTCGGGAGTTTCTCTAAACAGCTTAAGGAACTGATCAGCAGTGTTAAGAACATTGTCAGGAACATACTTCTTAGCGTTCCACCAAGCAGACTTAAACTCTTGTCCAGCCCCAGCCTGTAGAAACTCGTTAGCGTCTTTGTACTTGTCATGCGACACCCTGTAAGTCTTGTTGGGGAACAGCTTTGATATCTTAGTGGCGATAGCATTGCCTGCCTCATCACCGTCAACACTGATAATGATCTTCTCAAAGCTATTGATCCACTCACTACAGTTCTCCCACAGCTTCTTAGAGGGGGTCGCAGAGGGCAACGATACCACAGGGTTAGTGTAGGTACCCGACTTAAGCATCTGGGACACAGAGAGGGCGTCCAGCTCTCCCTCAGTGATGGTTAACATCTTAGATGAACCAGCGGTAAAGAAGTTCATACCGAACAGCTCGTCACCCTTGAACCCTTCTTTAGCCCAGAAGCCTTTCTCTTTAAGGTTACGTACCTTCACGCCACCACTAGGGTACTTGTACTCTTGTGTGTTGTCGTAGGTCATTACACCGTAGTCTTCCATAGTAGAGGCTTTGATGCCCCTCATGTCTACGTACTTGCCATCACCCGTAGTGGGTATGGTCTTTGTGGTCGGGATATGTTCGCTCATGTTTCCTCTTTCTTTCTTCGGGTACTTATCGTCTGCCCAGTCAAAGGTAGCGTGTGACTTGTTGGCAGGGTAGCCTTGTCCGCAGCTGTGACACTTGCCATAGCCTTCTGTGTTGTACGCAAAGGCGTCAGACGAGCCACAGTCTACGAAGGGGCAGGGTTGGTGTGTTGTTTCAGTCATCGTGTTCTCCTATGACGCTCAGGTCATAAACCGCTAGTATGGTCTACATATCATATGGCAACAAAGATACAAGGGTAAACTTTATTTTTATTTGCCTCTTGACAACAAACAAAAGTGACCCATCTAACTTAAGGGCCCTTTAGTTAAACATAAGTTTTTAACTATTAGTATTAAACATAATAGTAATAACTTATGTTAAACTTATGTTAGTCACTAGCGGGTAGCTTTCTACTTTCCATAACAATTTTACCATCCTGTTCAAACACACAATACATATAGTTGTTGTGGGTTATGTATAACGTGTGTGGGTCTATCCATTCAACCTTCATTAGATTTGTTCCTTTCCTGTAAGACCATTTCATAGGCTCTAAATAGTTGTTCAAACTTCCACTGATATAATTGTTGCATACCTAACAATACGTTCATGGTCTCATCTGTGGTAGGCTCACGGTCTCCGTCACCTACCTGTTTAAAGACTGTACCAATGTCATCGCACACTGACCAGCAGTCCATGATGTGTTGCTCTAGGTCATGTATTTTCATTACGCACCAGCTCCTTGTGGTTGTCGTTAAGACTTATTATGTAGTCTAGTGACCAATCTTTAAAGTCCTCGTTTGCATTAACTTCCCTCACCTTGTTTTGAACTATTAGCATTATCCTAGCAGCAAACTTATCATGAACGTCCATTTCTACTTTTTCTAAGTAGTACATAATTTCACTAAACGTCATCTTACTAAAGCCTCCACTGATACTGGGAATAGTTTGATCATCTCACTTTGTATATATTCTGCAACTAACCTAGTCTCATACTGTGTGTCCAGCTTACATCTTAGATTGCACATATCCATGAAAGCATCTAGTGAACCTGACCAATACCATTCTGTCATTGTAGACTGAGGTAACACCATACGTGCTTGCTCTGGGCATACTCCTGCATTTATCATGTCGTGATACAGCGTCAGACTTTGAAGTTTATGGCTGAACATCGCACCGGTGCATGTTTGTTTTTCTACGTCTAGCCTCCGCAGAAACTTTACAGCCTCCTCAGATGAACCTTGCTTCTTATCCTCAGCTTTACCACGCCACACTTTAGGGGTATAGAACTCAGGTGTATCATCTACATACCTACGACTAATCTCATTCCAACGTAAGAACTTATGCTTGACCAACTGCCTAGCTACAAAGATAGGAGCCTTGACATGGAAAGACGCAAAAGCATGACCAAAGGGTGACATATGTTTATGCTTGGCTAGGTATTTAATCAGCCTTACATCACCGTCTGTCATAGTCTTAGATGTTTTACCAAAGCTTACCCTAGCTGCATTAACAACACTCAGGTCACTACCCATGTGGTCTATGTATGTTACTTTAATCATTTTCCTGTCCCTTTCCATAGCTTCAACTGTGCCTCTAGTTTAGTGTTACTTTCTAGCAATTTCTTGGCGTTTCTTTCCCAGTAGTCAGCCTCACGTTTAAGAATCTCGTAGCTTTCTCTTAGCTTCTCATTCTCTTTCTGCACTCGTTTTAACTTAGTCATACACTCTCCGTACTCGTCATACATCTTTATAAACTGATCACGACTTATCATCTTACTCTCCTAGTACAAGCTTTTATATGCAGATTCCTGTAAGAACTCGTAGTCCTCATTGACTTCATCATACTGGTCACTCGTAAGTTCTACACCATTGATCTCGGCATACTCAACATAGGCATCAACAAAGTCAGGGAAGTCAAACATATGTACGTCACCCATGACTATGTTCTCTAGTTTTCTTACATCTATTTGCATTTTTAGTATCCTCTCCTAAAAGTTTGGTTCACCTTCGTCATCGAAGGTTACATTGTCCCTTACCCAAATGGGTGGTGTATCATTTTCCACCGTAGGGGTCTTATAATCAAGTACGCCTAGCATACGCAACTCTCTTTTTAGCTCTTCACTCATATTTTTTCTCCTCTACTGCCAGCACTAAATCAAATTCCCACGCAGGGTGCAAGCAAATTCCCACGGAGGGTACAAATTCCCACGTAGGGGTGGCAAATATGTCACACTAAATTCCCACGTAGGGGCCAAATTCCCACGGAGGGCTTTCCATTGTAGGGCTATTAGTAATGCCCGGCCTAAGAGTATTAGTATGACTCAGAGTATTAGTATGACTCTTAGTATTAGTATGACTCAGAGTATTAATCTTAGTCAGAGTATTAGTATGACTCAGAGTATTAATCTTAGTCATAGTGATAGTATTAATCCTGGTCTTAGTATGACTCATAGTGTTATTATTAGTAAGACAAATAAAAAGACCCTGAGTATTACTCAGAGCCTTAGTATTAGTAATTGTATGAGTATTTAACTTGGTAATAGTCTGACCCATAGTCCTGCTTTCTTTGCTCTGGCTAACTCTGACTCAGCCTCTGACCTGCTACGAAAAGCTTTATGACAGATCAACTCGCCATATTGATCATAGAATGTTAAGCGGTAATTATAAGACACGGAGAATCTCCCTTCCTCTAATACTTGTTAGTAATAGTTCTTGCGCCTGTGCTTCGATCCAGACCTTTGCTCCGCATGGCAGGGGGTGGTCTGGCTCATACCTTACCTCTGAGCTAACCCGCAGATCTACCTCATGTATTTTGTAATTATGTTTATAGGTCTTAGCGGTCAGAGTTGGATCATTCCTGCCATTCTTAGCATTAGCTCTGATTATGTGTTGGTTAACGTGTATGCGTATCTTCATTTTTTGTTCCCCTTTCCAAGGTCTGAATATGATGTAAAACAATTACTAATAGAACACTGTACGAGATTTGGGACAGGGCACGACCAAATAATGTCAGCTATTAGTTGGTTAACTTCCCCGTCAAAGTCCTTTTCGGTCTGCTCCCGAGCTATTATTGTATCTAAGTGTTCTAGCCAGCTTGTGTCTATATCTGCTTTGCTCATAGTATACCTCATAGTTAGCCCGATCTGGGCGATTGGCTGTATATGCGGACCGTACAGGCCCGTCTCGTGTTTTGCCTATAGTCACCTACCATTTAGTAACTTGGGCCTGTAAGGGGCCTTCCACGGTCTCTGTGGGCGTCCTCTTTCACCGAGAAAGGCCCGCCCAGAGTGTCAAGTCTGAGCGGACCCTATGAGGTCTGTTATGATACTAGGGTATTACCAGTAGGTAGTACGCCGCAGCTTAGGGTCTACAAGGTCTAGCTCTTGTATAAGGTCATCATAGGTGATGTTATTAGCATCTAGCCAGTCTGCTATCTGAGCAGGGTATTCTCGGAGCAGGTCTGTAAGATCGTCCCGTTCATCACGTTCTGAGCTACCTATCTGAGCAGGGTACATGTCATCGAAAAAGGCAGAGGTATTATATTGCCTATTGACACGGGTCCAATCGCTATCCCAGCCGCCACGTTCGTACTTGTATTCTGAGATAGACGGATCACGAGATATAACTAGTTGAGACCAGTCTGCGGCTATGAGAGCATCCTTGAGTTGCTTAAGGTAGTAGAGGTCTTGATGCTCGTTCTTAGTATGCTGGCTGTAATAGCCTACAGATAGATTAGTACACTCCGAAACATCAGAGGCATACTCGTTGCTATCTGTATAAGATCCAGTATCGTCTGGACGCAGAGGCAAGTCTAAGACTTTTGCTAAGGATACAGCAAAGGCATCGGACGCAGTACGCAAGCCCATCTGATGTGTAATAATGCTTTCCGTACCCTTACGGTCGAACGATATTACGGCATTTAGTCTTTGCAACCATCTGGGGTTACGTCCGACAATGTATCTGGAACCCAGGCAACCGATCTCTTCTGAGGCATGGACAACATAGACACCCTCGATACCTGCTCTGATCATTTCCAGTTGTAACCATATGCCAGTGGTGCAGTCTGCACCTAGACAGGAGCTATCAGACATAGGCGGCAGGGAAGCATTGTCCCCCTTGACTAATACTTTCTGCATGCCATCTGTCTTATGAACAGTATCATGATGGCTGGCAAAGCAAATAGTCGGAGCATGGCCTATGACAAAGATATAGTTGCCCTCATTGTCGGGTTGACCGAATACTGGTCTGAGGTATTTCTCGCAAAACTCTCTCTGAGTCTCTGAGTGCTGTGGTCGGCAATAGGCCAACATCTCTATAAGATTGTGCATTCTCCACCTAGCTTTCAGTAATAGGGGTTGACGGGTTGTTGTCATCTGAGTTGTCATCTGGTTTTTCTTTCCATAGTCCTGTGTCGTCACAAAAGTAATAGTCTTCGTGGTTTGCTGCCTCTGTCACAGATACAGAGTCACCGTTCTCTAATGATGCCTGATTGTGATCTGGGTAGATTTCCCCGTCCCAGTCAGAGGTGAAGTATGAAGCGTTGTATTCGTCAACACTAATAACATCATTATTTGCAGTCACCCTAGTATCTTCCTCTAGCCAAGTCTCACCACTACTAGTAATAACAGTGTGCTGATCAGTGCAGTGCTCGCAGTATTCTTCGTAGTCAGAGCATTCAGTCTGAACAGTGGTGCAGTCGTCTACCTCTGTATCATCACCGCAATAGCTACACTGTCTGATACGGTCATGGTAACAATCAGAGCAATAGGTCTCGTCATTATAATGATACTCGTTACCCCGACGAATACTATCACTACAACCGGAACAACTCTGTCCGTCACCATATAAGAGACCTTGATAAGTAGTCCCACTAATATCGCCGTTAGGGTCTACAATTAAGTATTTGCCGCAGGCAGTATGGCTAAGAGTTTGAGGCTGCACATCAAGGTACGGGCCGATGTATTCACCATCACCATGATCAAAACGTAATAGCCTAGCACCAGACCAGCGCATGTTATTGTAATGAGTGTAAAGCTCAATACCTTTCTCAGACAACAACTCTTGTAGAGTATCAATAGACTTTTCACAGACACCGTATATTGGGGCGGCAATCTGATTATCTTTCTGTCTATCATACACAATAACATTGCTGCATATCTTGCCAGAGTTATCTTCTGTCCAATAGACAGTAAAATCCCCAGAGGCATAGGCCTCAGTAGGCTGCATAGGTAATCTACGAGTGTCGATAAAATCATACCTCATACAACTATTGCCTAGGAACTTCCGACCAGATGTAGTATCTGGGTTCTCTAGCTTCCCTATGAGACTATGTTTGGCACGGGCAAAGTCTGCCCTAGTCTGACCAGAGTGTACGGTCAGTTCTTTGACCGAGAACTCATGGCGATACTCATCGTTAAGCGTCTCGATTTCCTTATCAGTAAGACACGGAAACATCTTTCTGAGACCTTTGCCAGAACGTAGGGTAATGCGTCCTTCTCTGCCACGGTCTCTGCCTTTCTGGTCTAGCCAGAGAACCAAGAAACCCGCAGACTTAGGGTCGTGGTTTGGCAACATAGCCTCTACTACTAGCTCTATCTGATCGCTAACTAACGACCGATACTCAGAATAAGTACTCCTGAGCATATATAATAGAGTGTCACACTGTTCTTCAGTTATAGTATCGTTCAGGTAATCGTTATTAACCCGAACTCTTGCCTTTCGCACAGAATGATAATAATTATCTACCTCTTCCTGCGCTATGCGATTGATCCTATTATAGAAATGATTTCTTACTCTACGAGCAAGTCCCAGAGGGTCTGGGTGGCAGCCTAAGTCATACTTGGGAAACTGAGCAAGTGCCAGTCCCCAAGATCTTACACACCGTTCTGGCATGTATTCGTCCGCTAATTCTTGCGTAATCATAATAGTTCTCCTATTGGTTCTACTATTAGTAAAAGCTCAGAGTGAGCAGGCCAGAGACATTCTGACCCAAGATCAACATACCAGAAATAGCCTCAGAAGTCAAGCGGAGATTTATTCTATGAGGTTTGCTAATAGTTAAGTCCAGGAATGTGCTCTGCGAGAATATCTTTTGTTGACGGTGGTTTAGCCTCTGAGATTTTGTGAGAACTGGCGGGAACTGGCTCTATGGGCAACAAAAGTATTAGGTCCAGATGGGGGGAAACTCTTAGTCCGAGTCTTAGTATTTTCCTGAGTAAACGGATGAACTACGGCTCTTAATCATATGATTACTCAGACTATTTCCCACGGTAGGGGTCATAGTAATACTATTAGTAAGACTCAGAGCCGCTTGCGGAGCAAATATGAATTCAAATACAACTGGACTTACTCAGACTATTTCCCACGGTAGGGGTCAGACTATTACTCAGAGTATGACTCAGAGCCGCTTGCGGAGCAAGAATAAGACTCAGATCATTTCCCACGGTGGGGGTCATAGTATTACTCTTAGTAAGACTCAGAGCCCACGAGCGAAGCGAGGTCAGACTATTTCCCACGGTAGGGGTCAGAGTCATTTCCCACGGTGGGGCTATTTCCCACGGTAGGGGTCATAGTAATACTATTAGTCAGACTCAGAGACTCGCCTTTAGGTTGAGTGAATTTTATTTTACTCACTCGCCTTAAAAGTGTGGGCGAGTTAGAACGATTCTAATAACCCATAGGTTGTATCGCCTTTAAGTTGATTAGAACGATTCTAAGTACCGTATAGGTTGTATCGCCTTTAAGTTGATTAGAACGATTCTAAGTACCGTATAGGTTGTATCGCCTTAAAGTTGAATTAGAGTGATTCTAATAACCCATAGGTTGTAGCCCGGCCAGTACACCTATAAGTTGTATTTCCTGGAGTTACTCAACCTATGGTTGTATGGCGCCTGTGCAACCTGTGGTTGTATTAGTCCGGCTCTGACACAACCTAAGAGTCACTATCGAATGATACCTCTGACTATACCTAATAGACATTGCAATTACCCCTAAAGTATGTAATAGTATTCGTATGGGTCATAGGAGACCCACTTACCGCCTAAAGTATAGGCTATAACCTTTGGAGATACTATCATGACTAACGACGCTAAAACCCCGACTATCGAGACTACACCTATCCTTATGGACCCCCAGGGTATCATAGAGGCTAAAGTTGCTCTCGATTGGACTAAGCCCTCTCAAAAAGTATTACAGACCGCTATCCTTTCGGTGGTGTGTGACCTACTTAATGAGGCAATGTACCGCCATCCTGATAGCCCTAAACTCAAAAGAACAGAGAAAGGCAATAAAGTAACGAACCGTGACCTTTGGTGTAACGGGGTTATCATTTCGTTTATAAGAGAGTTTACTAATGGTGGTAGCGAGTGGGGACCTAAGTCTAAGGTACTACTCATTAATATCCTAAAGGATAGGTTTGATGCAAAGGAATGGGAATATATCTCAAGTCTACCTAAAATGGTCGAAGCTATCCAAAGTGTAGGTGTTGACACTACTTCCGATGATGATGACACCGGTTTTGAGGTATAAGGTATGCTTAGGGATATGTTATATGTCATTATGATGTCTTTAATGCTCGCCGGTCTCTTTTGGGTAGTTCTGGTTATCCTTTTGAGTTTCGGATAGACTAAAGCCAGGGACCTGTACTTAGGTATGGGTCCCTCATATTCTAAAGTATAGGTTCTCGCCACCGGCGACTTCACCCCCATCTATAACATAAAAAAATACCTTGGGGCTCCTATCTATAACATAAAAAAATACCTTAGGTGTGCCAAAGTGTCGCACTCATACACTTTTCTCAGAGTCTACCCCTTGACAAATAAAAATTAGTTCCTATATGTCAAAGACAGGACAGGACATACATATGTTATACGTATGTTAAACTTAAGACCAATAACTTTAGTTTTAATCATAATAGTTAAATAATTAAGTGGAACATACGTTATACATATGTTAGGGAACTTAAGTACTCTTAAGAGTCAACTATAATAATAATCCTAATGATGAAAACTTAAGGGTGCTTAAGAATCAATGCTAGTAGACTTTAGAGAAATAGTACATCATGACAACAAAAGAATAATAGACTTTAGTGTTTATTGTGTTGTCAAATATAAGGGTCGTAAGTATTACTATATAAATAAAACTAAAGAGGATTGTCTTATAGACCTCTTAGAGTTTATAACTAATGAAGAAGTCTTTGTAGAAGAACTTGAACCTTGACACCTGATATACCATTAGTAGTAATAACTGTTATGATTTTTATGGTTATTTTGTTGCCAAACTGAAGGGTACTCTTGTTTTTGTTGCCCTCTTTCTTAAAATAGGTGATATAAGCCCCCCGCACCCTAAACTTTCTTTTGTGTGAAATCAACGTCTTATACGAAAGATATAAAAAAGTTATACTTTAGGGGTTGACATATACAAAAGAATACCTATGTGGTATAGCACGGCAAGCGTCATGCTCACACCTCCCCGAATATATTCATGAGTGAGACGCAGAGTATCTGACCTTGCCCCCTTATTTTCCCCAGAGAACCTTAAGTTCTACGAAAGAACCCTTAAGTATTATGACTTATCCTAAGAATCAAGTGTTGCCCTATAGTAAGCCTATTGCCAAATATGTTAGGCAAGCGGTTCAAGATGGTGTGAGCATTAAGGATATTATGGCTACTGTAGCTAGTCGGTATCAGAATGCTCCGGGATCTCATGGTACATTCTATAAGCTGTACGGTAATGATATTGCAGAAGCTAGAGCAGAGATTGTCTCTAAGGTTGGTAATGTAGTCGTACAGCAAGCTATGGAAGGACACTTTGCTTCACAAGAGTTATTCTTGCGTAGTAAGGGTGGTTGGAGCCCTCAGAGCACAGTTAATGACCCCGACGAGTACACTGACCCTGATGAGGACTCAAGTGCTATTGATGCCCTTATGACCCTCTTGGGCAAGGATACAGATGATAACCCTGACACAACAAACGAGCCGTAAGCTTACAGCAGACTCTTTAAGAGCTTTATCTGATGGTAAGGTACAAGAGGTACTTAAGCAGCTAACACCTGAACAAGCACAAGAGCTACAACATGATTGGAGCTTTTGGGCTAGAACAGATCAACTAGAGCCGAGCGGTAAATGGAATACTTGGGTAGCCCTAGCAGGGCGAGGTTGGGGTAAAACAAGAGCAGGAGCTGAGTGGGTCAGGCATAGAATCAAGATGGGCGATAGGATCGTTCATTGTGTTGCCCCCACTAAAGGAGATGTTCGTAGAGTTATGGTTGAGGGGGACTCAGGTCTCCTTAATGTATGCCACAAGAGCGACAAGACCTACCGTAAGGCTGACATGGGTTATCCTGTGTGGTCTCCTACTAATAACAGCATGACTTGGGCTAATGGTGCCAAGGCTGTCTTTTTCTCAGCAGAAGACCCAGAAAGACTCAGGGGTCCACAGGCTTACAGTGCATGGTGTGACGAGTTATGTGCTTGGAGAAATGCACAAGACACATGGGACATGATGCAGTTTGGGTTACGTTTAGGTAAACGACCTATAGTTTTTGTTACTACTACACCTAAGACTACTAAGTTACTAAGAAGTATCCTAGATGACGAGAAAACTCATGTCTCGACTGGATCAACTTTTGATAATAGTGCTAATCTTGCTGATACTTTTCTTACAGCAGTAAAGAAGACCTACGAGGGTACTAGGCTAGGTAGACAAGAATTATACGCAGAAATACTAGACGAAGCCTCTGGCGCCTTGTGGAACAGACAACTGCTATCTAACTGCGAAGTAGACAAAGATGACGTCCCTCAACTTAACCGAATTGTTGTAGCCATAGACCCTGCTATTAGTAATAACACTGACTCTGATATGACTGGTATCATAGTAGCTGGTGTTGACGTAAACGGTACAGCTTATGTCTTAGAGGACCACACAGGACAGTATAGTCCTCAAGCTTGGGCAGCTAAGGCTGTTGAGTTATACAGAGAGCACATGGCTGATAGGATTGTTGCCGAGAAGAATCAGGGCGGCGACATGGTAAGACACACATTACACACAGAAGATGAAGCTCTACCCATACGCCTCGTTCATGCGAGCAGAGGCAAGATGGCTAGGGCTGAACCTGTATCTGCACTTTATGAGCAAGGCAGAGTTAAACACGTCAGAGGGCTTAACGACTTGGAGGATCAGATGGTTCAGTGGGAACCTCTTGGGTCTTTAGGGTCGCCAGATAGATTAGATGCCTGTGTATGGGCCATCACCGACCTTAGTCTTAATGGGTACGCAAAGCCACAACTTAAACTAGCATATTCTAGTGCTAAGGGACTCCTATAATGCCCAGAAGATTGAGTAAAACTAAAGCGACCCAAACACTAGGGGTTAGTGGACAGAATGTCCGAAATGGACAGATTCGTTCGGACGAATTTATTCCTGAGTTACGTGGCAAGGCTGCTATCCGTAAATACAGGGAGATGAGGGATAATGACAGTACTATTGGCGCAGTTATGTATGCTGCTGAACAAGTACTTAGAGATGTCAAACTCAAGGTTGAACCAGCTAATGATACTGAAGAAGCTAAGAACGAAGCTCTATTTGTGGAAAGTATCTTTGATGACATGGAACATTCGCTTGATGACCATGTTGCGGAAGCGTTATCAAGCTTGTCGTATGGCTTTGCTTGGTTTGAGGTTGTCTATAAGCGCCGTGTTGGGCCTACTAAACAATCGTATAAGAAGTATAGTAAGTATACTGACGGGCGCATGGGTGTCCGTAAAATTGTTTGTCGTGCGCCTTGGACAGTCTCTAGGTTTGATGTAGACACCAAGACAGGCGAAGTACTAGGGCTTTATCAGGATACAGGTTATGCACTTTCTAAACACTACATCCCAGCTAACAAAAGCCTCTATTATAGAACTACTTCTATTAACGGTGATCCCAGCGGTCGTAGTATTCTACGCAATGCTTACACATCGTACCAATATTTAAACAACCTACAATCTATAGAAGCCATAGCAGTAGAACGTGAGTTAGCAGGTATCCCTGTAGCTCGTATCCCTTCTGAGTATCTCTCTGGGGATGCTACATCTGCACAGACAGGTTTTGTTGCCAATCTTGAGCAAATCTTACGTGATGTAAAGTTCAACGAACAGGGCTACATAATCACTCCTAGTGATACCTATCCTGATAAGGATGGTAGTCCTACTAATGTACGTCTAGTAGATGTAGAGTTAATGTCCAGTTCAGGAACTCGTAACCTAGATATTGACCCTATTGTAAGACGTTACCAACATGACATTGCCCGTTCTGTACTTTCTGAGTTTCTTATGCTCGGTGGGGGTAACAATGGATCATACGCACTCTCCAAGTCTAAGACTGACCTGTTT